CGTGTACAAGCGCATGGGCTTCGCCGATAAGGTTGAAGTGTACACGTATGTTCCTGAGCTAGTTCAATGGTTTTGGGACGTTGCCCACCATGTGGATTATCCCGTGTTGTGGAAGGAGTTCGGCAAAACTGAGCTCTTGAAGGTGACCAAGAATACCAGAGGTATTTCGGTTGCACCGGCCGATTTCCAAATGGCTGGTGCCCGGATGAATCAGCATACAAATGAGCTGTTATCTGAGGTTGGCAATAAGTATGACGCGTGTCCTTCACGTGTTGGTATGGTTATGCAAGGTGGTGGTCTACACCGTTATGCCGAGTGGTTGGATGTGACCGATTGGCTGAAGATCTCATCAGATAATGATAAATTTGATTCACGGATTTTGAATATTCTTTTTGAGGTTGTTAAGGTGGTTAGATATCATTTGTGGGACAAGAAAGGTATGTCCGAGGATGAGTGGTGGCAAAGACAAAACTACTACTACGGACAGAAAACTCGTTCCTTTATCCTGTGCAGCAATGGTCAAGTGTTTTTGAAGTTGTGGGGTAACCCTTCGGGGCAAGATAGCACTACGTATGATAATACCATTATTCATGCTTTTGTCAAGAACTATTTGTGGCGTTTATTGGCCGGTTTGATGTATTCACCGGATGCTTTTGCTGAGAAGCGTGAGCATTATCGCTGTGGTTTGTATGGCGATGACAACAATGAGTCCGTTTCACCGAAATATGCTCAATGCTTTTCTTATGAAGCTAGGGCTAAAGGTTACGGTGTGTTTGGGATGGTGTTGACAGCGTCGAAAGATGTATCTTCCAATTCCATTATTGGTCACCAATGGTTGGGCAAAACCATTGCTCGAGTCGACGGTTACTACGTCGGTCAAGTTGCTGAAAATAAGATTTTTTGTTCTTTGCGCAATTTGGAGCAGAAAAGCCCTGATCCCGGCATTGTTTTGGTGCGTGCCGTTGCCCTGATGGTTGAAGCCACGTGGACTGAACCTCTACAAAGTTACATCAGGAAGTATGTTTGGTGGTTGATTGATGAGGGCGTGAAACCTTTTGAAGAGGTTGACTCCGTCACTTATCATCGTTGGTTGAGGAATATACCGACGTTATTCAACTGTAAGAAGTTTTGGCTTGGATTGGAGTGAACCCCTACTGAAAGCATGCTACCTATGGGTGGGGTTTAAAGTTTCAATTCTATGAATGCAAACTCAAAGAAGTCAAAGCGTGGGAAAGGATCCGCTACCGTCAGCGTTTCTGTCGGCGGAAAAGGAAAAGGGAAAGAAACCGTCGTCGTTAACGCCGGTCCAAGAAAGGCTACGTTTGGAGGTGTGTCCCGACAGAAGTCCGG